GAGTGGTGCCGATGTCTCAAGGGTATGTCTATGGCGCTGACAGCAAAACAGCAGCGCTTCGTCGACGAATACCTAATCGACCTGAATGCAACGCAGGCCGCTATCCGCGCAGGATACAGCCCCAAGACGGCAGACCAGCAAGCATCTCGCCTGTTAACAAATGTCAAGGTTCGCCAGTACCTCGCCCAGCGACAGGGGGAGAGGTCGGAAAGGACGGCCATCACCCAGGACATGGTGCTCCGCGAACTGGCCAAGATCGGCTTCAGCGACATCCGAAAGGTTGTTCGTTGGGGTGAGACGATGGTCCGCATGGTCGACGGCGAGGAGGAGTGCGCCGAGGACATGGTTCCATACCACGGCTTGGCGTTGATCGACTCCACGGAGATCGATGACGACACGGCCGGCGCTATTGCTGAGGTGTCCCAGGGCAAAGAAGGCCTGAAGGTCAAGCTTCACGACAAGAAGGGTGCGCTGGTCGACATCGGACGCCACCTGGGTATGTTTGTGCCAGCGGGCCACGCCGACCTCGATGCAGAACTCAAGAGGATCGAAATCGAGAAGCGCCGCGTCGAGTTAGCTGCGCTGAAGGCGGGCCATGAGCCGGCGCCTCCTGTAACCAAAATCGAGATTGAGGTGGTAGGTGGCCGGTCGGACGCTTCGAATCCAGATGACCGAGCCTCAGGCTAGGTTCTTCCAGCTTCAAGACAAATATCCCGCCTTCGTGGGCGGGTTCGGCACCGGAAAGACAGAAACCCTGGCCAACTGCGCCCTGCGCGATGCCTTGTCCTCATCGGACGCGCTGATTGCGCTCTATGAGCCGACCTATGATCTGGTGCGACTGATCCTTGCTCCTCGCATGGAGGAGAAGCTGAGCGAGCTCGGGATACGCTACAAGTACAACAAGCAAGAAAACATCATCTACACCAGCGCGCCGAACTGCGGTGACTTCATCCTCAGGACGCTGGAGAACCCGGCTCGCATCATCGGGTATGAGTCGTACCGGGCGCATGTCGATGAGATCGACACGCTGAAGAAGGCTCAGGCCTCGTTGGCGTGGCGAAAGATCATTGCTCGGAATCGGCAGCGCCCAGATGGTGTCGAGCAGCCTTTCAACAGGGTGTCGGCATACACGACGCCTGAAGGTTTCCAGTTCGTCTACGACACCTGGGGCCGTGCTCCTAAGCCTGGGTATGCAATGGTTCAGGCCGCGACGTACACCAATCCATTTCTGCCCGACGACTACGTGCAGAGCCTTCGCGACAGCTATCCGGCAGCGCTGATCACCGCATACATCGAAGGCAAGTTCACCAACCTGAACAGCGGTAGCGTTTACCCTGATTTTGATCGGTCGCTAAACCACAGCGACACCGTCGAACAGGAGCGCGAGCCGCTGCTGATCGGCATGGACTTCAACCGTCTCAAGATGAGCGCGGTTGTTTACGTGCTGCGAAGTGGATGGCCTGTGGCGGTGGCCGAGGTCACGGATGGGCGTGATACGCCCTACATGGCCGATCTGATAAAGCGGCGATACGCCGATAAAGGCCACCCGATTCAGATATTCCCTGACGCATCGGGGCAGAACGCGAGCAGCAAGAACGCCAGTGAATCGGACCTGAGCATTCTTCGGCAGGCTGGATTCTCCATTCAGGTGCACGGCTCGAACCCGGCAATCCCTGACAGGGTGAACGCCGTCAATACGCTGATCCTGAACGGGGCAGGCGAGAGGCGCCTGAAGATCAACGTCAACCGATGCCCGCACTTGGCAGACGGGCTTGAGCAGCAGGCCTACGACAAGAACGGAATGCCGGATAAGTCGAGTGGCGTGGACCACCTTAATGACGCCGCTGGCTACCCGCTCGCCTATTTGTTCCCCATCGAGCGCCCAATGACAACGACCCAATCCCTGAGAATGTGACGATGAGCGATAACCCGAGCATCACGCTGCCCGCTGTCGACGCGATGCGCGCCTACTGGGCCGTGATCTCGCCGCTCATGGGCGGAACGATGGCGATGCGCGCCGCGGGCAAGGCACTGCTCCCGCAGTACCCAGCCGAAGACGACGAGGCCTACAAGGAGCGCCTGCGCCTCTCGACCCTGCTGCCGGCGTACTCCGAGACCGTAGGCAACATGACCTCCCGAGTGTTCGCCGAGCCGCTGCAGGTGGGCGACGATGTGCCCGAGGCCATTGTCGAGATGACCAAGGACATTGACCACGCCGGCAATGACCTCAACTCCTGGGCGGTCGGGTTCTTCACTGAGGGGCTGAGCCATGGCCTGTGCCATGCCTTCGTCGATCACCCGCAAGCGGGAGAGCTGAAGACCCAGGCCGACGAGCAGGCAGCCGGTGTGCGCCCATACGTTGTGATGGTAAGGCCTGAGCAGGTGCTGGGCTGGCGCTCCAAGGGCGGGGTGCTGACCATGATCCGTTACATCGAGGTGGTCGAGGAGGAGGATGGCGAATTCGGCGCCAAGTGCGTCGAGCAGATTCGAGTGCTGGAGCCGGGCGCCTGGCGAACCTATCGCAGATCTGCCAAGGCAGTACGGGGCAAGCAGGCTGCATCTGGCGGAACCTGGGAGCTGTACGACGAGGGCACCAATAGCCTGACCGCGATCCCGTGGGTCACCTTCTACACCGGCCGCACCGGTTTCATGACGGCCAAGCCGCCGCTGATCGAACTGGCGCACTTGAACGTCAAACACTGGCAGAGCCAGAGCGACCAGGACAACATCCTGCACGTTATCCGCGTCCCGATCCTGGTGCGCATCGGTATCCAGACCCAGTACGACAATCAGGGGAAGGTGATCCCGCCAGAATTCAAGGTTGGCACCGGCCAGCTGACCGATCTGCCCAAGGACGGCGACCTCAAGTACGTCGAGCACACGGGTCAAGCCGTCGATGCGGGCCGCACCGCTTTGCAGGACTTGATCAACGAGATGCGCATGGCCGGGGCCAAGCTGCTGACGCCGGACAAGACGGCCACCAAGACCGCCACCCAGGCGGAGGAGGAGGCGGCGCAGGAACTGTCACCGCTGGCACGCATGGCGCACCACTTCGCTGATTGCCTGGCTCAACTGCTCCAGTTCATGGCCGACTATCGCGGCCTTGGCGATGGCGGCACGGTCGAGATGCGCGGCAACTTCGACGTGGACTACATGCCTGAGGTTTCACTGCCGACGCTGGTGTCCATGGCCAATGCCGGCATGATCAGTAAGGAGACGCTGTTCACTGAGATGCAGCGACGCGGCGTGATCAGCGATGAATACGACTGGGAAGAGGAACTGGCGAAGATTGAGGCCCAGGGCCCGGCCCTCGGTACGCTGTGATGAAGACCGCCAACGAGAAGCTGCTGGATGCGTTGATCGGGCATGAGGTCGACCTTACGCGCTTGAGCAATGCCCAGGTCGTCGAAATCATCAAGATCCTGAACAGCCAGGACCCGCAGTTGCGGGCCGCGCTGATTGAGGAAATCGACGGCCTCGGGCAGGACCTGTCAGAAGCGTCCGTGGCGCTGGCCTTGGCCGGCGTATTGGGAATCAACCGGGCTGCGTTCGCCCGAGTCCGGCAGGCCCTGACCCAGTCGACCGATGACCTGATTCGGTACGAGCTGTCGTTCGTACACCGCGCGCTTCAGACTGTGCTTCCCGCTCTGGTGCAGGATCAATTTACGGTCAAGACGGCCGATTTCGCCCAGGTGCGGGCAGCCGCTAGGACGATGCCTTTCCAGGGCAGACTGATCAGCGAATGGTTGGCCGGGGTGGAAGCGGGGCGGGCCGCATCGATCCGTGATGCTGTGCGGTCCGGGATCGTGGATGGCAAGCCCACTGCCGAGATCGTCCGCACGATCATGGGGACGCGGGCGGAGAGGTATGCCGACGGCGTTCTGCAGAAGTCGCGCCGCGATGTTGAGTCGGTGGTACGGTCGGCAGTATCGAGCGCGGCAGCAGCGGCCAGCGACAAGGCATTCGAGGCAAACGCCGTCCTAATCAGCCACGTGGAGTGGGTCAGCATCCTGGACAACCGGACAACGGTCATGTGCCGCGTCCGCGACCGGCTGCCCTACACGCTGGGCACGTACAAGCCGATCGGGCACAAGATCCCTTGGCTTGCCGGCCCTGGCAGGCTGCACTTCTGCTGTAGGTCGTCCAAGTGTCCGGTGCTCAAGAGCGCGAAAGAGCTCGGCATCACCGACGCAGAGGCCATGGCGCTTATGGATGGTCAGTCGCCGCAGCAGACGACCTTCGGGGAATGGCTTACACGCCAGCCTGCCGCTCGCCAGGACGAGATCCTCGGCCAGGAACGGGGGAAGCTGCTACGAAAGGACAAGCTGAAGCTTCAGGATTTCTACAACGACAAGGGCAAGTCCCTGACGCTCGATGAGCTTCGGGATCGACTGTTGTAACCCGCGCCACAAAACACCAAAGCGCCATTTCGTGGCGCGCAATCGCAAAGCCTCGCCTAGTGCGGGGCTTTTTCATGCCTGCGGTTCGGATGGACGGGGCGACCTGGGGCCGGATGGCTCACCAACAGGCCGGATGGCCCAGAGAGACGAAATGAAACTCAAGACTGTTGAAGTGGATGGTAAGCAGTACGCAGTGATCGAAGACGGGAAACCAGTCTACGTGGAAGACGACGGCAAAGAAGTCGCCTTCGACGCAGTGGGCACCCGTAACACCATCACCCGACTGAACGCCGAGGCCAAGTCGCATCGTGAGCGTGCCGATGGATTCGAGAGGGTGGCCAAGGCTTTCGAGGGCATCGAGGATGCTGCCGCTGCGCGTAAGGCCCTGGAAACTGTCGCCAATCTCGACGCCAAGAAGCTGGTGGATGCCGGCGAGATCGAGAAGGTGAAGGGCGAAATCAGCAAGGCCTTCCAGACTCAGCTGGACGAAGCCAACGGCAAGGCACAGACCTTCGAGCAGCAGCTGTATGCCGAAAAGATCGGCGGCAGCTTCGCGCGCTCCCAGTTCATCGCCGAGAAGATGGCTGTTCCCGCTGACATGGTCCAGGCCGCCTTCGG